TGCTTTTTTATCTCCCTCTTGCCGGCTCTGCGTTCAAGAAAGTTTATTACGATGAACTACTTGGCAGAGCCGTGTCTAAATTTGTACCGGCTGATGATTTAGTTGTTCCATACACTGCAACTTCTTTAGAAGATGCAGAGTCTGTTATTCACATGATTAAAATGTCTGAAAACGAAGTTAGAAAAAAACAAGTATCAGGTTTTTACAAAGACATAGAACTAACACCAGGTTACAATGAAGAAACAGAAGTACAGAAAAAAGAACGAGAACTAGAAGGTGTTACAAAAGGAAAAGACGAAGACATCTTTACTATTTTAGAAATACACACTGATTTAGATTTAGATGGTTTTGAAGATAAAGACTCAGCAGGAGAACCAACAGGAATTAAACTTCCATACATTGTAACTCTTGAAATGGGTAGTAGAGAAATATTATCAATTAGAAGAAACTTTCAAGCTGAAGATCCGACAAAATCTAAAATAGATTATTTTGTTCATTTTAAATTTTTACCGGGTATGGGTTTTTACGGTTTTGGTTTAATTCATATGATCGGTGGTTTGTCTAGAACGGCAACTACTGCACTAAGACAACTACTAGACGCAGGTACACTAAGTAATTTACCTGCAGGATTTAAACAACGAGGAATAAGAGTAAGAGACGAAGCGCAGGCAATCCAACCTGGAGAATTCAGAGATGTAGATGCACCTGGAGGAAGTATTAAAGATGCATTTATGCCATTACCATTTAAAGAACCTTCACCAACATCATTACAGTTGATGGGAGTAGTGGTTTCGGCAGGGCAACGATTTGCCGCCATAGCTGACATGCAGGTCGGTGACGGCAACCAGCAGGCAGCTGTTGGAACGACTATTGCCCTCTTAGAGCGAGGCTCCAGGGTCATGTCAGCCATACATAAAAGATTGTATGTGGCGATGAAAAATGAATTTAAATTATTAGCTGGTGTTTTTAAAACTTACCTACCTCAAGAGTATCCATATGATGTAGTGGGTGGTCAAAGAAATATTAAAGTTGCAGATTTTGATGATAAAATAGATATTATACCTGTTGCAGATCCAAACATTTTTTCTCAATCACAAAGAATTAGTTTAGCACAAACAGAACTACAACTTGCGATGTCAAATCCTCAAATGCATAACCTGTATGAAGCATTTCATTCAATGTACACAGCGATTGGTATAAAAAATATTGATAAAATTTTACCACCACCGCAACAACCACAACCAATGGACCCTGCAACTGAAAATATTCTTGCAATGAGCAACAAACCATTTCAAGCTTTCAAAGGACAGGACCATCAAGCGCATATTACGACTCATTTAAACTTTATGGCGACGAATATTGCTAGAAATAGTCCGGTTGTAATGGGTGCACTCGAAAAAAACATTTTTGAACACATTTCTTTGATGGCACAAGAGCAATTAGAGGTAGAATTTAGAGATGAGATACAACAATTGATGCAAATGCAACAAATGGCGCAACAAAATCCAATGTTACAGCAAGATCCGCAGTATCAACAACAAATTATGCAAATGTCTATGAGTTTAGAGTCTAGAAAAGCTAAATTAATTGCAGAAATGACTGAAGAATTTAAAAATGAAGAAAATAAAATCATGGGTGGCTTTAACGGAGACCCTGTTGCAGCATTAAAAGCAAGAGAACTTGATTTAAGAGCTATGGATGACGCTGCAAAACGTGATCAAGCACAAGAAAAGATTAATTTAGATAGATCTAAGCAATTAATGGGTCAACAGCAGTTTGATGAGAAGTTACAACAGAACGAAGAATTGGCAGAACTAAGAGCCGATACATCGCTAACAAAAACACAAATGGGAATTGACTCAAAAATGGTCAATGACATGATTAAACAAACAGATGTTAGGATCTTGAAAGGTCCTAAAAGATAGTATAAGGAGAAACTATGACTAAAAAAAATAAAAACCCAAATGTTACTCCAGAGCTGGGTGCTGATAAAGATGGTATGCAACAAGGCGGAATCGTTATTGAAGCAACTAAACCTTTTGAATCACAAGTTGTGGATGTAAGAGGCACTAAAAGACTTAGAGCTGACAAAAAACCTGTAAAGGCTACTTGGTACTAACATGTGGTTCTCGGCAATTAAATTAGCCGTTTCTGCTGGTAGTAAAATTTATGCTAATAAGCAGAAGGCGAAAGTAGCAATGTCCGACGCACAACTGTTACATGCAGAGCGTCAAGCTCGAGGTGAGGAAGCTTACCAGGGTAAATTGCTAGAAGCACGTCAATCGGATTATAAGGACGAGGCAGTTCTCATAATATTGACACTGCCCATTTTGGTGCTTGCATATGGAGTCTTTTCAGACGACGTACAGGCGATGGACAAGATTAAAGTCTTCTTCGAGCATTTCCAGTCGCTCCCATCATGGTTCACAAATTTATGGATCCTTGTCGTGGCGAGTATTTATGGTATAAAGGGAACACAAATATTTAAAAACGGTGGTAAAAAATAATGAGCAAAAAATCTAGAAGACGAAATAAAAAAATTTTAGGAGCACTTCTATTAGGTGGATTAGGACTAGCTGCAAGAAATAAAAGAAATGCGGCTATTGATTCTGGAATTAGATCAGCAGAAGATGACAAAGGTTCTGATATGATGGAGTTTAAAGAAAAAATTGTACCTAAACCTAAACCTGACGTTAATCCAATTCCAAGATTAAAAGTAGACTCAATAGGTACTGTTTATAAAAACGGGGTAGATAAGGGTGTTGGAAACAAAAATACTAAATTTCGAAATACAAATAAAAACTTAGGCGACGGTGCTGGAATTTATCAAGGTGGTAAAAAAGTCAGTGGTTTAAATCAAAAATCTATTAATGTTTTAAGTGATGGTAGCATTCAAAGTGGTGGAGCTACATATCCAAATAAAGCAGCTTACTCAGCAGCTATGAAAGCCGAACGAGCAGCTAAGAGAGCTGAACGAAATAACTTTGTACCAGATTATAGTATGATGTCTGGATTAGGTCAAAATGATTTTGCAGCTAAAGATGGCGGACGTGCAAAAATGAAAAAAGGTGGCCGTGTAGGTTGCGGAGCTGCAAAACGTGGCTTCGGAAGAGCATTAAAAAAAGGGAGAAAATAATATGGCAAATCCAAACTATAATACACAAACAACTAACCCAAGAAAAAAACTAGCTTCTGGCGGAAGAACAAAAGCTATGGGTGGTGGAATGATGAGAAGAGATATGAGATCTGGTTATTATCCATCAGACATGGGCATGGAAGGTGGTGCTATGATGAAAAAAGGTGGCCGAGTTAAAAAAAAGAAACAAGGTTACAAAGATAGAAAAGATGAATCAATCGCTATGAGAATCAAAAAGAAAAGAACTAAAAAGCAATTAAAAGCTTCTAGAGATGAGTCTTATGGTAAGTTTGGTTCTGCAATGAAGAAAAAAGGCAAGATCAATAAATAAAGGAGAGTTATGGCGAAAGCGATAAGTAAAAGTAAAAATCCTGGTCTAGCTAAACTAGCTAAAAAGAAACCTGAGTTAGCAAAGAAATTTGGATACAATCCAAAAAGAATGGTTGCTAAAAAAGGTGGTAGAGCAAGGAAGAAAAAATAATGGCAAAGCTTTGTCCAAAAGGTAAAGCCGCAGCGAAGCGTAAATTTAAAGTGTATCCATCGGCCTATGCCAATATGTATGCTTCAAAAGTATGCAAGGGCAAAGTAAGAGCTAGTGCAAAGAATGGTGGTAAAATTAGAAAACCAATGCGTGTAGGTGGCATGGTTATCGAGGACATGTCTACAATTATAGAAGTCTAATGGGTGATTTAAAAAAATGGGTCAATCAAAAATGGGTAGACATTGGCGCTCCAAAGAAAGATGGAAAATATCAACCTTGTGGAAGGAAATCTGCGAGCGGATCGAAACGCAAGTACCCCAAGTGCGTTCCACTTGCAAAAGCCACTCGGATGACAAAAGGCGAAAAGGCCTCTGCTGTCAAACGAAAAAGAGCAGCCGGTAATCCAGGCGGTAAGCCAACTAACGTTTCAACATTTACTAAAAGAAAAAAAATGAGTATGGGAGGCAGGGTATAATGCGGAAGCAAGATAACATGCCAGCAAGAAATAAAAAAAATTTTCGTCCTACAGAAAAGGGCGCAGGTATGACACGAGCCGGTGTCGCTGCCTATAAAAGAAAAAATCCCGGTTCAAAACTAAAAACAGCTGTGACTGGTAAAGTTAAAAAAGGGTCCGCTGCCGCTAAAAGGCGAAAATCATACTGCGCAAGAAGTGCAGGACAAATGAAACAATTTCCTAAAGCTGCAAAAGATCCTA